GGTCTGAGGAGACTCCCTGCCCGGAGGGGGTTGGGGGCATTGTCGCCGCGTCTAGCTGCGCCTGCACGCTCGCCTGCCTCCGCTTGTCCACAAAGGCCAGCATGCCCTTGGCCTGTATGCTGATGGCCTGCTTCGTCACGCCGAACATCTCGCCGATCTCCTTGCCGTTGAGATGACCAGGTGCCCGGAGGATGAGGCGCATGAGCTCCCAGTGCCGGCGCACCTTGGGGTCACGCGTATAGCCCAGCATCTGCACCACGTCGTTAACGATGTTGGCCACCTGCTCGCGGGAGATGAACTCATCCTGCTCGACGCGTACGTCGTTGGGCTTGTACGCCCAGATGGCCGCCTGCTCGTAGATCGGGAAGACGTGGTCATGCACCCGGGCCTCGCAGTAAGGGCCGGCGCCTTCCTCGCGCAGCTTGTCCTGCTGCACCTTGGGCAGGGACTTGAACCAGGCGTCGTAGCGCTTGGCGTGTTGGCGGTCCTCCTTGCTTACCGCGTAGTCAAAGCCGTTAAGCCCGGGCATCAGTGTATCGGCCCCTCCGACTCACTCATCCACTCGTCCAGGAACTCGGCGTCGTACTCGCACGTGAACTTCTCGCCGTCGATGTGGACCACCATGCCGGGACGCTGGTGCGTTTCCTTCTCGGGCGCGTTGATGCCGTATCGGTCAAACCCCGTGCCCTTCTCCTTCTCGATGTTCACGATCTCCACGACCTCCACGGCCGACACAAAGGAGGTGTCAACGTACAGCTCGCCGCGTGTGGCAAGGTCGAGGACGTAGCGCATGTATGGGCATAGTAATGACCAGCCCCTGGGGTTGGGTAAGGACAAAAGGTTAGGACGAAGGTTAGGGGGTCAGAAGGGGGTAGGTGCGTAAGCCGATACCCTGCCGTGCTATCCGAAAACAAACTTGTGTTTGGTGTGTCAAAAACAAGACGCCGTGCGTGGCGTGTTAGTGCCCGCTCGGGAACATTACCCGCCAGATGTGGCGTACTGCCTAGGATTGTTCCCGCTCGGGAACGCAGTGGTTAACCCAGACGCCGGCCGCCGCGTCGTAGCTCATCAGGCGATGCCGGCGCAGCTTGTTGGTCATGCTATGGAACGTCCCCTTGTAGTTTGAGTTCGTCACCATAGACCGCAGCTCGTCGGTGGTCAGGGTCGCCGGGCAGGCGCCGAGGGTATGGATCAGCCTCTGCAGGTTGCGGGCCTTGGCGTTGGCGGCGGACTGGGTGGCCCTGACGCGGATGGCTTCCATGTGGTCGGGCTTTTCCCTCCAAGCCTTTTGTCTCACCCTGGTCCACTGGAATTTCACCAACACTGCTTTCTTCAATTCAGGCTTGGGCATAGGTTCGTAGGTTTAAATAGGGGTCATGCGAGGCCGACCGACCGAAGGGAGGGTAAAGGCCGATGCATACCCACCCTCGACAGAGGGACGGATCTAGACTAGGAAGTAGACTAGGATGTAGACAGGACAAGGGCTTTGGATGGTTTGGCCTAAAAGGCGATTTAAGGAGGGGGTAGCCGCAGGGGGCGGTCTTACCCCTTACGGCATGTCAAAACGCCCCACGGAGCCAGCGGGAGGGCTGGAAACGGGCTTCTTGCGGGACGTCTGGTCGTTGAGGGAGTCCCCGACGGCGTATTGCCAGCGGATGACGCCCGGCTCGGGGCTATGGCAAATCTTTGCAAACTGGGTGAACCGGCCTTCGGAGTTCTGGAGGCCGCAACGGGATTGGCGCTTGGAGAAGCCGAACTTGTAGACGGCCGTTTCGTCGTCGCTCCTGGTGCGGAACAGGTAGCCCGAGTCGCGGGCGAAGTTGACCCACTCGGAGCAGCCGGCGCCGAGGTAGGCCAGTTGGGTCGGGGTCATGCTGTCCAGGTCGTCGGCGGACTTGGGCTTGGTCGTGTGGTGCATGTAGATCAGGGCGATGCCAGTGCTCTGCACGATGGGGAAGATCTGGTTGCGCAGCCAATCGGTGGTCAGCGCCTGGTCGGCGATGTCGAAGCCCGCGTAGGCCAGCAGGGGGTCGACGAGCACGATGTCGGGCTTGTGGCGCTCGACTAGGTTCTTGAGGAAGACCGGGAAGGCGGGGCCGATGGCCTTGGAGTTGCGGACGATGGTCAGGTTGTCCTTGAGCTTCAGCTTCTCCTGCGTGGTCAGGTTGCGGACGCTTCCCGCGTAGCCTTCGGCGGTATCCCCAAAATCGTTCTCGGCCTGACAGATGACGATGCGGAGCGGGCGGACGGGCTGGAGGCCGAAGAGGTCGAGGCCACGGGCCCACTGCACGCACATCTGCATGGCAAGGGAGGACTTGCCGGAGCCGGAGAAGCCGACGATCTGGAGCACATAGCCCTTGCAGAGCCAGCGCCTGCTCTTGCCGACGAGCACAGTGGGGTCGGTGTTTGGGTCGAAGGCGTCGAGAGCCTCAAGGTCGAAGACCTCGGTGCCGTCGTTGGCCTGTTGCACGGCGTCGTCCTGCTCGGCCTTCCACGCGGTCCACGCTTCCCAGTTGGGCAACCCCTGCTTGATGTCGATAAGTGCCTGCCGCTTGTCGCCACGGGCGGCGCAAGGAAGGCGGGTGAAGCGCGACGGGTTCTTGTTCTGTTTGTCGGGCGGGCAGTCGGCGAAGAGGGCGAACACCTGGGCGACGCGGGCGTCGTACTCGGCGCGATCCTTGGCGTCCACTCGGACCCAGGCATGGACGGACTTGCCGCCGCTGTCCACGATGGCGGTGACGGGCAGTTGCGAGCGGGCGATGCGGGCGCGCTGCTCTTCCTTGGTGCCGGCGTCCCATTCCAGCAGGACGTGGCGATAGGCGGTTATGCTGGCGTCCTTTCCGTCGGCGTCCTTGACGGGGTTGATGCGGACGAAGGAACCGGCGGGGCCGCCGTCGAGCTGGGGGTCGATGTTGACGAGGTTGTTCCACTCGGTGGCCGTCTTCACGATGCCTTTGCCGGCGGGGCGTCCCTTGCCATCGGCGCCGAGGTCGGCGGGCGTCTCGATCTGCACCTGCTCGTCGGGACGGAAGGCCGCGAAGAGGAAGTCGGTGAAGGTGAGGAAGTCGGAAGGGGCGACGACGGCCTGGGAGGCGGGGGCAGGCAGGTCGGCCAGGGTGGCGGTCTTAGGGGGCTGGCTAATCTTCACGCTGGGGCTGGCTGGTTTAAAGTCAGGGACGTGGGGCTTGGCGCCGTCGAGCAGGTATCCTTTGGGCCTGTCGTGCGGGCGGCGTGCGGCCTCGCGGATCTTGCGCTCAAGGTGCTTGTCGTCCCAAGCGGGCGAGCATTTGGTGGCGTTGTACTCGCGGAGGAGGTCGAGCGCGGTGGCGTCGTCGAAGGCGAACCCGTTGGAGAGTACGCTGGCGGCACGATAGAGGGCGTCGTGGCCCTTCTGGCCTTCGATGGACTCGGGGAGGGCGGCAAGGTACTTCCTTGCCCGGGCGATAAGGTCGTCGGGGTTTTGCATGGCTTGCGGGGAGGGGTATGCCTAGCGGGGGGGCTTGTGTCGAGCCTTCTTGCGGGCGGGGCCGTAGTAGGGCGCGCGGCGGACGTACTTGCCGGTGTAGCGGCGCAGCTCGATGCGCTCCAGGATGCCGGCCTTGACGCCTTCGCCGAGGTAGCGCTTGGCGCACGAGCGTTTGCACTTCCAGCGCTTCTCCCAGTAGTCGATGGGGTGGAAGCCCGGCGGTGCCTTCTCGGCCTGCTTCTGGATCTCGGAGACGATGGCGTCGAGGATGTCGTCCCTGACGCGGTGGTTCGCAACGACGCTGGTGCCTTGGCTCATTTGGTCTTCGGGGTGAATTGACGGAGGCCGGTCTGCCAGACCCAGCGTTTGCCGACCTTGTGGACGAGCCACGCCTTCCAGTCGTTGCCATCGACCCAGCCGGCCACAAAGCCGGAGCCCCAGCGGGCGGTGGCTAGGCGGTGGGATGCGTAACCCATGGCCTCCTTCTGGCAGAGGCACCCGGCGCTGAATGCGTTCCCGCTGCCGTGTTGGGTCAGGGCGATGCTGGCCAGGGTGTGCGTGTGGCCGTGGACTAGGCCGCCGCCGTGGACGGCGTAGTGGAGGCCCTGCTTGACTGTCGCGTTCTCGCCGTGGGCGTAGCCATGGACGAAGGCCATCTTGCCCAGGCGGTAGACGCCGAGGTCGGCGTGGTAGGGCAGGATGGTCTTGGCGCCGGCGGAGCGGGCCGTGCGGTTGATGGTGTCCTTGATGTCCTGGCAATAGTCGCGGACGAGGGCGGACGAGCTCGACGCGATCAGGTTGTCGAGGCGGTGCTCGTGATTGCCCCAGAGGTAGACAGTGGGGCGGAAGCGCTTGAGGAAGTCCATGCCGGCCTCGAGGTCGGCCTTGAGGGACTCGCCGCTTTCCGCGTCAGAGGTGCCGACGCCACGGCGCAAGGCGCGGAAGTCGAAGTGATCGCCCCCGGCGATGCGGACGTGGGGCTTGTAGTCCTTGCAGAACTCCCAAAGGGCGGAGAGGGCCTCGGGGTCGGCCATGTCCCCGTGGGAGTCGGACGCGAAAACGAAGCGGATGGGCTCGCTCACGGGTTCACCCCCTTGGCGTCGTGCCATTCATCGGCAAGGGCCTTGGGGCGTTCGCCGGCCATGCCCTGGAGCCCGCTGGCCATCGCGTCCCCGGCCTTGGTCAGCCGCCGAATGTCGCTCGCCTGTCGATTGGACAAGGCAAGCAACTCGGTGTTGATGCGTTTTGAGTTCTCGACCTTGGCCTTGAGGCGGGCGTTCTCCTGAAAGAGCGACCCTGCGTCGACGAGGTTTGCATCTCGCTCCGTGGTAAGTTTGCGGATCTCGGCCTTGAGCTCGCCGATGCGCTTCATCATCGACGCTTCGAGGGAGTCGCTCACAGGCGCACCTTGCCTTTCACAGTGCGGGGGCGGTACACCTTGGCGATCGTGATGCCCAGGCGTCGGGAGCCCGCGTACAGGGTCGGGTAGGGGATGCCGGACACGGCCGCAGCTTGACGCAGGGACAGGCCGCTGGCCCGGGCCTTGAGCAGGGTCTGCTCCACGCTGTCGCTGGTCTTGCGCTGGGGCGTGGCCTTGACGTTGGACGCGAGCAGGTTGCCCCCTTCGCGGCGGGCGTTAAGGGTGGTGCCTCCGCCCCAGGCTAACTTCCGCCGGCAACCAGCGGGCCACGTGGCGCCGACCTTCTCGAGGAAGGCGTTGATGACCTCGACCTTCACGTTGGCCATCTCGGCCGCTTCGTGGGCGGTGAAGCTCTGGCGGTAGGCAAGGCGGCACTTGGCGGCGAGGCGCTTCTCTTCGGGCGTCCACTTGCCCTGGTCCTTGAGCCAGTTGCGGTGGATGCCGGAAGGGCAGCGGGAGAGGAACTTGAGGCGGGCGGGAGTGATGGCCCACTTCTTCGACAGGTCGTAGAGGTCGGCGGGGGTGTCCCCGTAGCCGGCGAGGGTGAAGGGGTCGATGCTCACAGGTGCCAGAGTTGGGCGGTGCGGTAGCCGTGGAGCAGGACGCCTTCCTGGTCTCCGCTCGTCGCGTAGATGGTCTCGTCGAAGGGGACAGCCTCCATGATCTCGAGGATGCTGTTGCCTTCCTCTTCGTTGGCGGCCTGCCAGCCGTGACGGACGATGCGGACAGTGTGCAGCTTGATGCCCTTCTCGTCGCACGCGGCCTTGATGACGTTGTACTCGTTGAGGTAGCGCCAATCGGTGACGGCGTAGGTGTGCTTGTCGCACATGTGCGAGAGCTCCTGGGCAATCATCGCGGCGAACACGTCCTTGTTGCGTCGGCGCATGGCACGGCCGAACTCGACCAGCAGCGGGCGGTCCAGCAGCTTGTCCTCTTCGCGGCCGTAGTTGACGTCGAGGCCCACGTCGTTGGCGGCCACGCGCAGGGCCTCCTTGAGGGAATCGGCGAAGGCCACAGTGTCGATGGGGTGCTTGGCTCCGGCCAGCAGGCCACGGGCGAAGGTGTCCTTGCCGGCGCGGGCGAACCCGCAGATCAGGACGCAGTGTTTGTCGGCCATGGTTAGCGGGGCTGCTCGACGATGCGGGCGGCGTTGGAGGGGTTGCCGAACATGTCGAGGTCTTGGCCGAACTCGCGGACGAGCTGGTCGCGGACCTTGTCGGGGGCCATGGTCAGGAGCAGGAAGTCCATGCGCGTCTTGACCAAGAGGATGTCGGCGATCTTGTCGAACTGGAAGCCGGTGTAGAGGTCGCTCATGGTCAGAAGGTGTCGGGCGGGGTGAGCGTCTGGCCCTTCTTGGCCCAGGTCAGCTTGTACTTGTAGGTGGGCATGCCGTCGCGGGGCTCGCCCGGGGTGACTTCGACGAGCGTCTCGGTGGTCTTGCCGGCGGCCTTGGACACGTAGGCCACGTAGTCCTCGGGGGTCTGGCCGGCGAAGGCGCTGACGTATTGGCCCGACATCTTGCCGACCATCATGGCGAGGGAGTTGGCGTACTTGGTGCCGTA